AGATATCAAGTATGCCTGTTTTTATAACGTTCCAACATTTTCTTATGTCAGTATAAACAGGTTCCTCAATAGTCGATTTCCTTTCCGTACCTTCCATACCGTCTCCTTGGCATTCCTACTCCCTTGTACTTAACAGTTCTTTTTACCCCAAGGTCTCCGCCTCGGGCCCTTAATTCTGCTTGTTTTGTTTCTATACCAAATTGAAATGAATACTCTTGTGACGCACCAATGTCTGTCCATTCTCTGTTTGGCATACGTAATAATCGATAAAGAGTGCCATATATTATTGCGTCTCTATACTGATTAGACACAGTGGTGTCTATATTATTACTGGTTCTAGTCGGTTTTAAAGCTAAACTAACAATTACCTCTTTTGCGCCACTAGGCACAGGAACTATCCAAAAAGTAGTAGGGGTTTTCTGTAAATATACGTGAGGTTGCCCTGTTCTATCTCTCCAATCTGGATAATTTAATTCTAAACTACGTGGACTTATAGGATCCATATCATTTCCATCATGTGTCATATATAAAACTTGATGCACTTCAGTAGCGACTGGTATATCAAAATCATATTCATAAACACCTGCTATAGTATTAAAAGGGTCCATGTCTAAAATATAGGCTTTTGACCTTTCACAAAACTCTATAGTAGCTGCTCTTAAGTGTTGTTCTACTAAAGAGTCAGGACACATAGGAACATAGGGTAATATTTCTTTAACAAGAGAGGTATAAGACGCCATGATTAATTGCCTCCTACTGAAACAGCAGTCATATTACTTATTGGGTCAACATTAGGGTCTAAAAGTGTTTGAGCTTGTCCCCCTTGCCCTATGCTAGTAGTAAATAGTTGATAATGTATGCTTGCTCGCTGGCTATTGGATGCGTATTCAGCATCTTTCATATACGCTTTGTATAAAACAAAGTCTACAATAGCGTTTCCGTAAATATCATCTATATAAATAGTTGCAGAAGTATTAGCTAAATCTGTAGGGGTTCTAGAAAAAACAATTTCTACGTACGCATTTCCAGATATACCTGGATACACGTAATACTTTCTTGGGTCATCTTCATCAAAAATGTAATTTTTAACAACAGTGCCATGAGCAGAAGAGCCTGTTACAGCAGGGTCATGCCAGTCTGGATCTTGTGCGTTTAAAATATCAGAACTTACTAATCTGATTGTTCTTTTGCCGGTTGCACTTGAACCAGCTGCTGACATATTACGAACTACTTTTATTAACCGCAAACCGACATCTGGTATGGTTTGTTCTGTTCCAGCAACTAATTGAACATTAGCATGATCTGCAGATGCTTCAGGTCTTAGATTTACAATCTCTCTTTGAGCATCGTTTATATACCTAAGAAGCTCTGCTTCGGACCACCTAACACTAGTAGTATCTTGTAAAGTATCTTGTACCCTTGTAATTATATTAGCGCCTGTAAGTGTCCCTGCCACAGCTCATCCTATCTTATTGCGCAGCTTCTAGTTCTTGAATTAAAGTTTCTTTTTTCTTTCTTCTATCAAGTTCTATACCTATAGTACGCCCATATTGTTCTAATTCTACTTTTGTCATGCCTTTCAAATCTGGTGAAGTAGTTGGTTCTACAACTTCAACTTCTGGCATATCTTCTACTACAACCTCCTCCACTGGAGCAGGCTCCATTGCTGGTACGTCTGACTCTTGCACTTCTGTGCAACCTTCTTGTAAACATAGTAAACCTAAATCTTTACCGACTTGTCTTGGCTCTCCAGCTTTTAAATGTATAGTAGCTCCCCAAGTAGAGGCTACTGTTATATCGTCATTTGAAACTATCCACATAATTTTACTCCTTTAAATATGGGTGGCTTCAATTAGCCACCCATAAAATATACCACAATTAGAATGCAACATCTAACGCAATAACACCAAAGTCTTCAACTTGACCTGTGTGGTCAGAGTTGTACTTAGGCTTCTTGAGTCCGAATATTTTCCCAATTGAAATACCGTTTTGGTTCCCATAGTCAAATGTATCTTCAACTATTTCAGGAATACCAATATCAGCCATTGCTAATGCTTGAGCACCACAGAATAGACATCTTGAGTAGTCTACGTCTGCGTTAGCTCCACCTTTATAACCAGCAGCACCAGCATTTGATGATGTACCGGATGTAGCACCAGATGTGTTAAACACATGTCTGAACTCATGTACCATGATTCCATCAACCATTAAGCTTGATGAACCAGAGAATAAGCTAGACTGAGGCCCTCTGATACCAGCTTGTCTTACGTTAGCAAGGAAGTCTGAATCAAGTTTTAGGTCAGCCATAACTTGTGGTGTTACAAAGAGATGGAATGTCTCATCATTACCCGCACCTCTAAGACCTCTAATATATTGGTCTTTAGCATAGGCTTTTAAGTCTACAATAGCGCTATAGCTTAGCTTATCAGCTGCAGCAATTGCAGTGACATCACCAGCTACGATACCATTGGTAGCATCAAATCTTCTATGTCTATTTGAGGTAGGAGCAGTTACATCACTTGAGAATGCAAGATCACCAAGGTTCTGTCCAGAATTTTGAACAGGTCTTAATGCACCGTTATTCTTAAGTGTGTAAGCAATACCACTTAGAGTTAAGAATGCTAATTGGTCCATTCTGTCAGCCATTGCGTAAGCAAGTGCATCTCTAGAATGTTCCCTAAAGTTCACAACTGATTTTTGATCATTCATTCTACCTGAAAGTCTGTTCGCAAATCTTAGTTGATCAAGTTGTACAACTATGTCGAAAGCTCTTAATGACTCTTCATTACCTTCGAGAGTGTTGTCACCCACAATACCGTCACCAGTCATGTCAGCTAAAAGTGTTAATACAGCTCTAGCTCCTTTTTCTGATTGAGTAAGTTCAGATATAGTCTGAAC